TACGACCACCCTTTGTACCACGATTAATTATATCGTCTTCCAGGTGTTCTAAATGAGTATTCTTCTCCTTTGTAAAAAATCCCTTAAAACTCAACATTTTTCTCTCATTTTCCCCATAACTATAATCACTTGTTCCATATAAATCAATTGTTTATTATATTTATATGATTAAATTCTTGTCCATAAAAATTTTGGTATACCACCATTTGGTTGCCAGACCTTATTTTTGTTTTGAAATTTAACTAATTTATGAGCGTCTTCTTCAAAAAAATACTCGGCCACAACATTGTTATTTGGTTTTTCTATTACTTGCCAATAGATGTTTTTCTTTCTTTTTACCATCTTTTTAGTATATGATAAATTAGGTTGTAAGTTATTTGGCCTTTTATCACCTCTATGAAATCTAACTTTTTGTTTTTTTGGCATTAACTTATTTTCATATCCCAACTAATTATTCTTTTTATTTTTTTTGATTTAGACGGCTCTGTAAAATGTCTAACAAATTTAGGAACAACAACTATTGTACCCTCAACAACTGGTAATGGATAATATATTGTTCTATCTGATTGCCAATCATTCCAAGGTTGAATATATTGAGTAACAGGACCATCTTCAGGCATATTTAAATATATAATACCTGTCAAACCCGTAGCACCGTGATTATGCGGTGTATGATAATCACCTTTTTTATAAGACACAGACCATATATCTTCTATCTGAATATCTTTTTTTATTTTTTGTGATAACATATTTAATTCATCACCACAAATTTTAGAAAAAGCCTCAGCAAAACCACTTCTATCTTTTTGCCTATTTGTAGCAAAAGTTTGTATGCCGTGTTTTCTTTCTGGAAATGACTTTACTAATTGTTCTAATTGTTTTTTCTTTTTAGAAAAATTTAAACAAGGTAAAGTCCACATTGGTATTGTAAATAAACTACCTGGTATCATTGTATCTCCTTTTTATCTCTTTTGTATTCTAAACCTAATTTACTATATACTTCTTCTATTGTATCTTGTACGTGCCAAAAGTTATCTTTTGCCCATAGAGCCACCTTTTTATCAGCTGTCAAGTCTTCATAAACAGATATTATGTGATCTGTATTAATTAGTATTGGTGAGCCTTCATAAGGTGGATTAGCATTTTTAAATGTCACAAATTTTGCCATATTTTCTCCTATATTTTAAAGTCAGAAAACTTTTCATACGCCGACTCTGGTGTAGGATAATTTTCTTCTTCTTTTGTTTGGTTCTTATCTACTATATTCTGTGCTACATTTTCCACATCATATAATCTCATTTTTGCTCTATCAACACCTACAATAAATGCTCTATTCATTGCTGGGTCATTGTATCTATTTTTAAGTTGTTTTACTTTCATTTGTCCTAATGATTCTAATTCTTCATTTGACATAAGAGCAAACATAAAGTCAGCTGTTGCTGGTAGTCCAAAACTTTCAGACGTATCTTCTAAACCAATGTCTGTTGATACGTAACCTGTTCTTGTTGTTTGTGTGGCACTAAAAATAGGTACATTATGTTCTACAGCTAAGCCTCTTAATTCTTCAGCGATTGCTTTGATATAGAAATAAGATGATATATTACCACCTTTAAACCTACTTGAAGCACATATATTTAAATAGTCAATAAACACCACATCTGCTTTAAAACTTTTCTTTAGTGATAGTTCATTCATTAATGATTTAAAATGACCACTATGAGCAGAGGCAGTTGGATATTCTTTGATAATTAATTTACCAGCTGTTTTACTTCTTAACTTATTCATCTTGTCATCATATAATTGTTTAGGCATAGAGTGTAAATCATCAATAGTTACATCTAATAAGTTAGCGTCTATTCTTTCAGCGATTCTTTCTTCAGCCATTTCTAAAGTAATATACAATACATTTAGTCCTTCATTTAAAAAGTGACTAGCACAATGACACATAAACAAAGATTTACCAACACCTGTGCCAGCAAGAGCAATGTTTAATGTCTTACTTGGTATACCACCTTTTGTAATTCTATTAAAGAAAGACAAGTCAAACTTATATCTTTTTTCTTTAGTATGATACCATTCAAATCTATCTTCAGCGTCAACAATGTAATCGTGTCCTATATGATTATCAAAACTTACAGCCAAGGCCTCGCTTAATATACTTGGTATGGCCTCTGGTTGTTTTTGTTTATCTTTACCATCTAGTATCTTAATGCCTGATAATACAGCATTGTGTACAGCACGATCTTTACAAAATCTTTCAGTTGTATCTAACAACCATTGTAAATCTGTTTCTTCATCTGATAGTGTATTTAATAAATCTTTAATAAGTTTTAATTCATCATCATTAATATCTTTACGTCTATTAATTTCTATTAAGATTGTTTCTTTTGTAGGTAAGTTTTTATATTTTTCTACAAAGGCATATATTTCTTCATATAATAATTTTTCAATTCTATTTGTAAAGTAATCTGATTTTACAAAAGGCAAAGCCTTTCTAGTAAAATCTTCATTAAAAAAGAAGTTTCGTAATATTGTTATTTCTATTCTTTCGTTATTTGTCATCTATATTAAAAGTACCATTCTTTAATTGTTCTTCAACACACTCAACTAATATATCGCCAATATAATTTCTAAAGTCATCTGATTTTACATCTTCTTTATTAGGGTTGGCCATAACATCATAAGTAAATTTTAAAGGTATTTCGCCAGTAGCATTCTCTGTTGTTGAAAATTTAACTTGATCATACTTATAGATAATGCCCTCGTATTTGCCCTCTAACAACTTTATACAACTAAAGTCATCACCTTGTCTTTGAGCAAAGACGTATCTTTTATTCTTCGTCTGATCCGTAGGAGAATTTTCTTTTGGCGTATTCATCAATCTTTCCTAATACCTCTTTTGTAAAATATTTTTCTGGCTCAGTATTGATTGACTTACCAAAAACTTTAGAACCATCAGGCATTTCGTATCTTGTAGATACTTTCTTAAATACACCTGCTTGTTCGCCTAGTTCTAATAAACCGTAATACTTATCTAAACCTTGTTTATAAGTTAGTCTTACATCAATTTGAGCATTTTCTTTTGTTAACCTTGACTTGTAATTTTTACAATGAATAATATTACCAACTACCTCTGTACCGTCTTTTTCTTTTCGTTTACCTAGATAGATGATTGATGAAGCAGCGTATTTCAAACCTGAACCGCCACCCATTTCTTTTTGTGGAAACATAGAACCAATTACGTCATACGTGTGATTGGTCATAATCATAGGTATATTTGCCTTACCTAATTTAAGTGTTAAAACTCTGAAAGTAGATTTAACTATTTGTGATCTAGTCATATCTCTTGTTTCTTTACCAGCAGCCGTATCTTCCATTTCTTTTGTAGTAGATAACATACCTAAACTATCTAATACAAACATAATAGGTTTTCTACTTGCCTCTGGCTGTTCTAAATATTTGTCTATAATTTTTATTGCTTGTGCTCTAAACTCTTGTACCGTAGCAACTGGCACTATGACCATTCTTTTACTATCTACACCACGGCCTTCAATCATCTCTTTTGAGATGGCGCTTTCTGATTCAAAGTAAATAACACCAGCGTCTTTATCTGTATCTAAAAAGTGTTTACAAATACCTAAAGCGAAAAATGTTTTACCTGTAGCGGCTTCACCAGCGATTGCTGTAATTTTGTTTCCAGGCATACCACCGTATATACTGCCTGATAATAGAGCATTAAATGAATACGAACCTGTGTCTATAAAACTTGTTACGTCAGCGCTATCAACACCCTCACTAACAAGTGTAGCATATTCATTACCTGTCTCTTTGATTATATCTTTTAGAAAATTACTCATATCAATTCCTCCATAAATTTATTGTTACTATTATATATCATTGCTCTTATAAAGTCAAGTCCCATTACTACTTATATTAAAATTTAAGATACACCTCACATCTTTTTTAGGTTGTTCAGCTGTATGCCAGTATAGGCCATCAAATACTACAACTCTACCTTGTTTTGGTGTTATTCTCTTTAATTCTTTAACATCTTCAAAAAAAGGCACATCACCCTTTTTCTCTGTTTTATAATCATATATTATAGTGTCACCATCACTATCACACACATAATATAGAAATACTAAATGTGGTTCAAATCTATCTAAATGTGGTGTATCAACTCCTGTGCCAGCAAAATCTGTATTTAATGGTAATTGTAAAAAAGAACGACCTTGTAAACACTCTTTTCTTTTAAAATTTATTTTATCACAAGCAGCATCTATGATAACACA